GTTTCCCAGTCACGATCAAATCACCCTAAAGAGCCACCAATACCAACGGCACTCCCTAAAGCTGCGCCCCCAACTGCGACAAGAATAGCCATTAATCAACAACCCCTTCAAATTCAAAGCAATAGGAAATCTTACTCAACCACTCATCTGTCAAGGGTTCTTCCACAACTTTCTTATATCTCGCATAGGCGTGGATAATGTGCTGCACACCGTTCTTCTCACTGACGAATCCTGAATGGCAAGAAAACAAGGCATCCCTGAAAAGCAAAACGTCTCCGACTTTCCTGTCCAACATACGCTTTTTCTTCATGTTGTTTGCAAAGTGCTTGACGAATGCGTCGTTGTGGGCATTCCGCTGATAATTTACAGTATCATAGGAAGATAGTCCAATCTCCTTGGCAACCAATACCACCAGCCCCGCACAATCAACCCCGACCTCTGGGTTGCGGCCTTGGTGTTTCCACTTCACGTCTAAATACTTCCGCGCAGTTTCTACAATCAATGCCCGCTTAACGGGCGTCTGGATAGTTTGTGAGCTCATCTTGTCCTGGAACAAACGGTTCCCCCCTAAAGTTTAAAACATTGTCAAATCTTGCAACACATGTCGCCAAACGCTTATCACATCCGGGATATAGTCTAATTTTTGTACCATTAAACACAGAGAAGGGCAAAGGCAGAAACACGGTCAGCAGATTTGTCGTAGCGTCCCAGTCCCTTATTTCTGCCACTATCCCAGTATTCAAACCAGTCTCAAATATAGCTGCGCCGCCGTTAAACCAGTCATCCACGGCACGGGCATCCGAGACTGAAATCTTAAATGTTTTTTGATCTTCCACTTCTGCGATAACTGCATCACGCATAAAGGAATCAACACATATTAAAGAACAACCTGTAACCCCGTCGGCCATATCTACGTCTGTCGCTGCTATGGTCGTCGTACTTGATATCACTTCAAAACCGTTCGGGGTTGCGCTTTCATCGTCGGCTGTGATCGTTATCAGGCTGCCAAGGGCTGTCGCTGTGTAATTAGGCGAACTCGTGTGGGCGGTTATATTTGCCGCTACGTTTGCCGCCGTGGTGTCTAAGTCTGCATCAAACGATTCTGCGCCGCTCATTATTTGTACGCCGTCAACCGTTATGCCGTCAACACTGCCTGACGCCCCGCTGGTCAGCTCAACTGTACCTGTGGGCGCAATGCCGTCTTCTGTAGTTGTCTGCCCGACTGTGGTGTCGTATGTGGGTTGGACAGGGTTGGTCGTGCCTGCACCTGTCACCACATAAATCCTATCTTCGTAAATTTCCTGATAAGAATTTGTTGAAGCTGTGTCCGTCATGGAAAGTGTTACATTATCAATACAGGAATTCAATTCCAGCCCTGTGACGCGCGTCCCTAAAAATCTTATGCGAATAAACCTTGTCCCCGTGGGCACTGCCACGCCACTCACTGACTTCTGAACCCAAGTATCCACAGGGGTAATTTCCTCTTCTGTTGAGTCATACAAAACGCCCAAGGGGTTAGAAAGGTAATCCAAAAATTGAACCAGTACGCGTCCAGTATCATCCACAGCATTGTTCGCACGGTAGCAACTGAAGTCAGCGGTGAAATTAGAAGCGTCTATCTGTGTTAGGCTTGCGCCAAAGGTATTTTCTAAAGGAATATCTTGACGTACTTCAAAGGCCGTACCGTCCCCGCCGCGCAAATAGTTTGAACCGTCTTGCGGTGCAAGGCCGTCATCAGTTGTAACCACATTCACAGGGGACGTCACTATTGTCCAGCCTGTTATGGAACTAATCGGTGCGGCTGCGGTGTCGCGTTCAAAGCTGCCATTCACAACCAAGTTGTCAAAGGTTATCTCTGTCGTTGTGCCAGTAGGTACTCTGAACGTATCGCCGACCTGTACCGTTTGTTCACGGCCTAAGATTTCAGGGTATATTTTCACCTTGCACTTAGAATCCCCAAGGTCTGCCCTGCATTCTGCCTGATAAACCTCAATCACATTTTGGCTAAGTTGCTGCGCCAATCCACGCAACTCCGCGCGAAACATACCCTGTTGAGTTACCACAACCTCACCAAGCCGCCCTCTGCGCTGCTTGAGCTCACCTTGTGACAGGTCTGTCCAGTTTACAAGACTAATCTTAATTTCCGCATAATCAAAAAGCCCTGCCCTTAAATCAACTTCCGTGATGTCATCGGTATTAAAAACCCCTTCAACATCAAGGTTGTCCACACTTAGTCCGACATTATTAGAAAGCGACGTGCGGTTATATCCTGTCTGTGCGCTGTAGGTGTCTCCTTCAAAAACAATATCCTCGTCGTGATCTGTAAAGAAATACTCCTGTCCGTCCACACGCACAAGTCTCCATATGGTTGCAAGGTTGGTCACGGTTTGGTCTAAGTGGTCTCGGAGACCTGAACTTATGCTCTTCATTCTCCCCTTACCTCCATAATGGCAATCTGAGGAATACTCCCTGCATTAAAAACCTGCATATTGATATCAAGGCTGTCTGTGTCAAAGCGGGTAGCAATATCAAATTCGCATTCTATTTCTATGTCCGTTGCGCTTTGGCCTGCTAAAGTTGACCCAAGGGTGACAATCCCTGTCAATAAATCTATGGTGTATTCGTCTGCCCCTCCTCCTTGGTCTATGGCAACATCGTTGACCCAAAGGGAAACAGAACCGCTGACTATTTTATTCAGCTCCCTGTCAAAATTCACGCCGCCGCTGGTGTACCTCTTAAACACTTGGAACGTGGCTGTACTGCTATCAGTCGTTCCTATGCTTTGCCGTGCCACTTCAAAGTCTGACCAGTCTTTAAATCTAAAGGAATGAGCTTTACCTTGGCGAGCATAAAAGAATTCAATAACGTCTTTGAAATCCTCTTTGCTTTCTATGCCGTAACCTACGTCAAAGAACGAACGGATATTTTCCCATTCTATATTCCGCTTCTCATGTCCCGATGAAAGGCTCAACACGGTTGTCTTAAATCTCGGACCACCGACTGCGCCCCGTTCTACGTCAACTGGTAAACGTACGTCATGAAAGGCCATTAGTTATTCCTCCGATTTGCTCTCTGCAGGCTTGCTTGTGTACGGGCAAGGATTTGACTTTGACTGCGGTTGAAACTTTCTGCATCTGGTGTCTGGATATTAAAGTTCACCATCACAGGTTTCTCCCCTGCATTGCTTTGTCCAGGACGGTTAATTGAAACACTTTCCCCGTCCCGTGCTCTAAAGGCGACAAGCCTGTTATCTACGCCGTTAATGCTACCGACAGAAGTTGACGGACCGACTGTAAAATCACCACCATTCGCAAACCCGAACAGGCTGCCAATACCGCTGAAGAGACTACCAATGCCGCCGCCTGCGCCACCACCGCCACCGCCTCCAAAGAAACTTGCAAGGCCGCCGCCGCTTTCACCTCCGAGCATATTGGCAAGGGGTGCAGTAATTGACTGACGAACTGCGAGCCGTGTTACATCGGCCAAGATACTGTCGACAAGTCCTTTGAAATCTGTCTTACCTGTGGTTATGAATTCCACAAGGGCATCCTCTGCACCCTTAAAGGCATTTGTCAAGGTATCGGCTGCCACAGTTGAAAGGTCACCGAAGTCTTCTTGTATCTGTAGCAGGCCACGCCTAAAGCCGCCCTCCAATGTTCGTGAGGTTTGCAGGCTTGCCAATTCCAGTTCGCGCAGTTTATCAGTATATTCTTCAACAGAAATAGAACCGTCATCAAGGAGGCTGTTAAGGGCAGTCTGTTTCTTTTCAAATTCCTGCATCGGACCTTGAATTTCTTCCAGCAAGCCTGACCGTATTTCCAACGCTTGGTTTTCCTGAACAAGGGAAGTGATCAAACCTTTTTCCGTATCTGTTAGAGTACGCTTTAAGGTGTTTTCAATTTCAAATATTTTGGACTGCACCAACCGTTCGTCGGAGTTTAATTTAAGCAGGGTATTTTCCTGACGAAGCTGATCTAGTTCCTTAGCAAAGGTCGGACCTTTTGAAGCCTTTCCAGCCGCATTTGATGAAAGGTCTTTACCTACTGCACCGAGGTTCGCTTCGGCTTGCTTTCTTTGTATATCCTCAAGTTGCTGCTTTGCTATCCGCTCTTGGGCTTTTGCCTCGGATAATTTAAACAACGTGTCCACAGTATCACCGACGACATTGGTATTATCAAAGCCATCCTTAAAAGCATTCCCGACCACCTTACCAAGTTCGGCCGCACCGCCTTTTGAAGCGTTCTCAAGTCGTGATAAAGTCACCGAGCCAATACCTTCAAGGCCAACTGCTTGAAGTACGCCTGACAGTGCCCCTGATATCCTGTTGATACCACTCTCAACCAAACCAATCGCCCCATTCAAGGCACGGGTGAAAATATCTTTAAAGGCATTCGGTAAAAGCCCAAAGGAGGCGACAATAGCTTTGTACGCTCCGACAAAAATCCCTATCAGTCCATCTGCACCCCTAGCACCTGCACGCACAATCCCCTCAAAGCTGAGTTCAACCCCGCCAAACTGCGAAGCGGCTTCGTCGTTTATCAATACGAATGCGGCCTGCCCTACCTCGGCAAAGAATTTCGCACCTTCCGCAAGTGTATCAAATACGGCACTACCAAAGTCCTGAAGCGTCACGAGACTGCCTGCGCTTATTGTTATTTGATCACCAAACGCAACCAAGGCCGACGTCGCAATCAGTGCCGCTGTCGCCAGTGCCCCGATAGGGTTCGCGGCTATGAGAACGGCAAGGGTTTTCATACCTGTTACCGCTGCCCCGATTGCCTGACGAGCAAATACGACCCCGAGAACAATGGATACCGCGCCGATAATTCTGCCGAGGGTTTCCATGTTATCAGCAACCACCAAGATAATTCTAGCAAGGGCTTCGCTTGCCCCTGTAGCCGTATTTAGATTTCCTAAGAACTCTATGAAGCTGTTTTTCAAAACCCCTAACGACTGCCCTATAGTGGGGATCGTAGTGGCAAACTTTTCGGCCAATTCTTCCCGTGCGTCTTTAAACGATTCTAGGATGATATCGGCTGTAATCTTACCTTGTGTTCCGAGCTCACGCAGTTCGCCCCTTGTTATGCCAAGCCCTTTCGCAATAACATCGGCAACGGCTGGCAACTGTTCCAATACAGAACGAAGTTCGTCGCCACGTAGTGCGCCACTTGCCAAACCCTGTGACAACTGTATGAGACCCGCTTGACTTTCTTGTGCGCTGGCTCCAGATAGAATGATAGCTTGGTTCAGACTTTCCGTGAAATTCAAAGTCTCCTGTTGACTTGTTCCAAGGTCTTTCAGTGCCAAGGCGGTTCGGGCAAATACCTCGGCAGTTCCTTCAAAGGATGATCTGGTGCGGTTGGCAATTCCAAACAACTTCTCTGTGACAACATTCAATCCCCCTACACCAGTCGTCACCAGTCTTAGGCGGTTTTGTAGGTTGGTGAATGTGTCGACGAGACGAACTAATGCTGTCAGGGCTGCGCCGCCTGCAACTACACGGAGAAGCCCTTGCAATTTACGCAAGGCATTTCCTGCCACGTCTGCACCCTTACCGATATTCTCGATATTTCTCCGGACAACCCGTGCGCCCTTTTCACTAACGACAATGTCAATTCTTTCAGTTGTCATCTCGTAATCCTTGCTCCCCTAATGGCACTGACGGCAACCTGTACCGCCTTTTCAACGAAATTCGCTGGTGCTTGCGCACTTGTACCATTATTCAAGTCGCTTATGTAAGGGACATTATTTGAAATGAAGATATCCTGCCCGCTTTTACGTGCTGCGATAACCCCTTGCCCTTGGGCTATAGCTCCGGAGGCATTACCGCCCTCTGAAAGCCCTAACTTACTTCCGGGAGCATAGGGTTCGCGTTCTGATAGGGCAGGGCTGCCAAGGCTCACGATCCAATTAGAACGAGCGCGACCTTCATCAACTGGTGTGGATAATACAACGGTCTGATCGGCTACGAGTGCAACTTGGCGGGTCAGCTTGTCGGTGTTCACCTCAACCCGCTTACCTACTGCACGAATTCTTCGTGAAAACTGCGATAATGAGTTTGCCATTGTTGCGCCCTCCAGCCTACTTGTTTTTCATGAACTTTAAATACTCTCTGTCCATTTGTTGTATAAAGAAGTGCATGTCTTCAGTCTGCTCTTCACATAGCCCTACCATAACACAATATTGTCGGATTGAAATCCAAGGAATTTCTCCTAAACTCATTCCGACGACTCTGCAACTGCAAAGGCTAAAAAATGCTTCAAAATAAAGCTCCAGTCCCTGCTTTAAAATAGGGGCATTCGCTATCCGTTTTGGTATAGGCAAGCCCTCGCGGGCTACGTTCTTAAGGATAAACTCTTCAACACCACCTTGCTCAAGTGCATACACAAGGCAGTCTATGAGTTTTTTGCTTCTTCCTCTAGCATAACTGCGCGAAACAGTGAAGCCTTTGAAGCCTGATCTTGGATATCTGTGAAGATGTCTGGGAAAC